TGGACGCATAGTCAACCATCTGGTAATCCGTTTACAGTAATAATAAATAGTATCTATAATAGTATAATAATGCGAATGGCTTGGATGCAGTGTATGTCGAGTGTGGGTATGAGTGGCATGTCTAATTTTAATCGACATGTAAGTATGGTAAGTTATGGTGATGACAATGTTTTGAATATTTCAAAGCGCGCTATCGAGCACTTTAATCAAACTACAATTTCTGCTGCTTTGAAAACTCTTGGTCATGAATATACAGATGAGAACAAAACTGGTGGCTTGATCGAGTATCGAAAATTAGATGATGTTTTGTTTTTGAAAAGAGCTTTTGTGTTTAATGAGGAAATTCAAAGATATGTTGCTCCTTTGCGCATTGATGTAATATATGAAATGTTGAACTGGACTCGGAATACAGTTGATCCAGATGAGATTTTGAAATCAAATCTGGAAACAGCTGCACGTGAAATGGTATTGCATGGACATGATGTATTTGATAAATTTGTTGCGCATGTGGATAGAGTGCGTAACATCTTAAGGTTCAATCCAAAAATCGCTACTTATCAGGAATATATATATGACTATGTATATAATCCAGATTCTTTCATCGTTTAAGGTTAAAATGTGATCTTGATTTTCGGAATAATTTTCTAGGGTTCAAATCTGAAAATCACTGCTATTTTAATAACGACGTTAGCTTTTAAGCTTTACTTCCAGGATGCGTCGAGGCAGCCCCTCAATATCCAGGAACCCCTAGTGCTATAATAGTGATTAGGTTGTCACTTTATATAAGAAATTGACCTGCTGAAAATGTTAATGAAATTACAAATCAAAAAATAGAAATAACTACTTTTGCTTCTGAAGGTGTTATACCTTCCGCTACTGCTCTCCCTGAAATTGCTCAAATAGATTCGAATATCATGGACATGACTGTTTATGATAATGAAATCAAAGATGTTGTTTCCTTCTTGAAACGACCTGTTGTCGTTGCTACTGATCTTTGGGATACAACTAAAACTAATGGTCATGAATTGTTCACTGCTAATTTTCCTGAAAAATTGATAGCTAATAAAATGTATAGAGAAAAACTGGAAGGTTTTGTTTCACTCTATGCTACGTTGGTTATTAAAGTTCAGGTCAATTCGCAACCGTTTCAACAGGGTCGGTTAATGTTGCAGTATATACCTTATGCTCAATATATGCCTGACCATGTGGAAATGGTGAATAAATCTTTGGCCGGTCGTTCTGGTTGTCCTCGCGTTGATTTAGATTTAAGCGTTGGAACAGAAATTGAATTGCGTATTCCTTACGTCGCGTGTCATCTTCAATATAATCTTGTTACTGGACAAGGTTCTTTTGGATCGATTTATCTTGTTGTTTATTCTCAGTTAAAGGATCAAGCTTCTGGTACGGGTGCTGTTGAATACACAGTTTGGGCTCATTTGGAAGATGTCAAACCTTCTTATGCTACTGGTGCTAATGTGTACCAGGGTAATGATCCCCAGATTCGTGCATTCGCTCAAATGGAGAATCAAAAGATGCATGATACTAACGTCATTAGCACTGGCGTTGGTCAAGTATCTCAAGGATTAACTACTTTGAGTAAAGATCCATTGTTGGGGAATGTTTTATCGAAACCCGCTTGGATTTCTGGTAAAATGGCAAACCTTCTTCAACAAATGGGTTTTTCAAAACCTACATCTGAAGCTCCCGCAACGGAGATAAAACAACGATATCAAAATCGAATGTCTAACTATAACGGTGTGGACACTTCACATCGTCTTGCTCTTTCTGCTACCAATTCTATAGAAACGAATAATGTTTCCGGTTCTGATCTTGATGAAATGATGATCAACAAGATCGCGTCCATTCCAAATTATTGGACACGATTTACTTGGCCATCAACTGGTGATGGATCTGCTACGGGAACTACTTTATTTTCTGATTTTGCAACTCCCTATAAAGTATCACCTTATTCCACTTCTTTGACTAATGTTTTTACTACCACACATTTAGGATTTCTTTCTAACATTTTTGCGTATTGGCGTGGTAGTTTAGTTTATACTTTTAAATTCGTTAAAACTCAATATCATTCGGGTCGCTTGCTTATTTCTTATATACCTTACCACAGCGTTGGTGTATTAGGACAGACCGAGCCAGATATATCTAAAACGATTAAAATGGTTGTTGATTTGAGAACTTCTACGGAGGTTTCTTTTACAGTTGACTTTCCATCTACTCGCTTTTGGATGCATTCGGTTTATCCTGGTGCGCCTTCATTGTCTAATGGTGCTAACACAAATGCTTATTTATATAATGCTTGTCATGGTATTATTAGAGTTGATGTGTTGAATAAGTTGGTGGCTGCGAATAATGTTTCTGATTCTATTGATTGTATTGTTGAAGTATCTGGTGGTCCAGATTTAACTTTTGCAGTACCTGTTGCTCCAAACTATATACCATACAATGGTGATCTGGAGGCTGCCGATTTTGAGATGGTCTCACGACCGCAAGCGCAGATGATGTCTGTTGACACCATTACGCGCAATGAAGCTCAAACTGGTAGCACTCCAGCTCCTTTGTCTGGGATTGGTTATCGCTATAATTGGTCTCCTGAAGCAAATTGTATTGGCGAGAAAATTTTCTCAGCTCGTCAATTAATTAAACGCTTTGCTGCTGTCTCTAATACGACTTTCG